GTTTATATGGGCGGAGATAGTGCGGGAGTTGGAGGATATGACTTAACAGTCCGAAAAGACGAGAAGGTGTTCATCAATGGCGACTTCCTGATGGGCTTCACTTCTTCGTTCCGCATGGGACAACTGCTTCGATACAAGTTCAAGCCGCCATTTCATCGGCCGGATGTGTCGGTTGAAGAATACATGGTCACTTCTTTTGTAGACGAGGTTCGAACTTGTCTAAAAGACGGTGGATTCGCAAAGAACCAAAGCGGAGAAGAAAGCGGGGGAACGTTCCTAGTCGGTTATCGAGGACGGTTATTTTCTATTCAGGATGATTTCCAGGTAGCCGAATCATCATCCGATTTCGATGCAGTGGGGTGTGGCTCGCAAATTGCGCTCGGAGCGATGTTTGCATCCGTAGGTTGTGGTCCAGAAGATCGAATTAAAACTGCTCTTGCTGCCGCAGAACGGTTCAGTGCGGGGGTTCGTGGACCTTTCAAGGTTTTAAGTGTGTGACTTGTTGTCATGAAAGGAGGGGGTGCTGATGTGAAGATTATGAATATAGCCAGGCGCATGCTGCCGTGGCGAGAAAAACGCGAAACGCTAGAGCTGAACGTCGATGACCGCCGCCTGCTCGAAGTATTAGGCATTGAACCTGGCGAGATCAACATCAAAGGCAAAAATGCGCTCAAGGTTGATACGGTGTATGCTTGCGTGCGCATCCGGTCGGAGTCGGTTGCCAAACTGCCGATCAAGGTCTACCAAGAAGACGAAACCGGCGTCCAAAAACAAACAAGGCATCCTATCTATCAACTGCTCAAACTCCGGCCCAATCCGTACATGAGCGCCTATGATTTTTGGAAATGTATCGAGGCGCAAGGATGCACATACGGCAATGCTTATGCCAGTATCGAGTTTGACCGGGTGGGTCGAGTGATCGGGCTGTGGCCGATGGATGCGAGCCGCGTCAAGATCGTGGTCGATAACGATACAGCAGCCAGCGGCATCATCACCAATCGCTCCAGTGTTGCGTACGAGGTAAACCTCGGGCACGAGCAACGAAAGCTCATGCCGCACGAGGTTTTACACTTTAAAAGCGGCGTCACGCTGGATGGCATTGTAGGATTGTCTCCGCTGGACTGTCTGCGCTCAACTGTCGAAAACGGCGCGGCGGCGAACAAGTTTGTCAACGGCTTTTTTAAGCAAGGCTTGCAGATAAAAGGCATCGTTCATTACGTGGGCGATCTGGACGAAAAGGCCAAGCGCAACTTTCGCGATAAATTCGAGAGCATGGCATCTGGCCTTAACAATGCCCATCGCATAGCCCTTTTGCCGGTAGGCTATCAGTTTCAGCCGATTGCGCTTAACCTTCATGATGCGCAGTTTCTGGAAAACAACCAACTGACCATCCGGCAGATTGCAGCGGCCTACGGGATTAAGATGCATCAGCTTAACGATTTGACGCGAGCGACGCATACCAACGTCGCGGAGCAACAACGGGAGTTTTACGCCGACACGCTGCAACCTATCTTAACCATGTATGAGCAAGAGTTGACATACAAACTCCTGCTTGACGAGGAGATTAATGCAGGCGTGTTTTTCCGCTTTAATGCCGATGCAATCTTGCGGGCCGACCTCAAAAGCCGTTATGAGGCTTACCGGATCGGCGTGCAAGGCGGGTTTCTTACGCCCAATGAGGCTCGGGCGAAGGAGGAGCTTCCGCCGGCGGAAGGTGGAGACCAACTGCTCGTAAACGGCAGCTATGTGCCAATTACGCAAGCCGGAGCTGCATATTCCGGAAAAGGGGGTGGTGAAGCTGGACAAGGAGAAGAAGACGACGGGTCAGAAGGAGATTCGGGCGCTGCCGGTACAGTTTGAAGTCCGAACCGAAGGCGAAGACTCCAAGCGGACCATCACCGGAAGCATTAAGTACAACACCGAGAGCGCGGAAATGCGGGATTGGTGGGGCGATACTTTCGTCGAGACAATCGACAAAGAAGCTTTCAAGGATAGTCTCGCATCACGCAACGTCGTCGGCCTATGGAGCCATGATACGGCCCAAGTGCTCGGAAATACAAAGTCCGGTACACTCCGACTGACCAACATGGAAACAGAATTGCGCTTTGAACTCGACATCCCGAATACGTCGGTCGGTAACGATGCTTGGGAGCTTATCCAGCGCGGTGATGTGGACGGTGTTTCGTTCGGAATGATCGTCACAAAGGACAAATGGTCTTCCGAGAAGCGTGGAGACAGCCGAATCTACAAGCGGCAAATACTCGCCGCTGAGCTGTATGAGATCAGCCCGGTTGCCTTCCCAGCGTATCCGGCCAATGAAGTTGCGGCGCGGTCGTTGGAAGAATTCAAAGCTTCCGAGAAGCGAGCCGCCGATCAATACGAAAAAGAAAAAATGTTGCTTGAGCTCGACCTTTACGGTTGAGCTTTTTGTTTTGCCAAAAATCCAATGAGGTGATGAGAAGTGACGAAAGAACTGAGAGCGCTGCTCCAAAAGCTGGAGAACGCGAAACAGGAAGTCCGGAGCTTGCTGGCCGAGGACAAAACGCAAGAAGCAAAGGATAAAATGGACGAGGTTCGGTCGCTGCAGGCGAAGGTTGACCTGCAACGAGAGTTGGAGGAAACCGAGGCCCGCGGGCTCGGCGGGAGCGAACTGAACGACAACGGTAACGTCGAAGAGCGCGACATGAAGGAACTTGAAGCGGAGTATCGCGGCATTTTCCTGCGCGGTATCCGCCGGCGCCCGATCACGGCTGAACAGCGCTCCATCATCGCCGAGTACGAGCGCCGCGCCGTGATGAACGAAGGCGGCACTAACCCGGCCATTCCGGATGGCGACGTTGGCATGGTGGTCCCGCAGGACATCCAGACGCAAATTAATATGCTGATGCGTGAGTTTGGTGATCTGTCCGAATTCGTGACGGTCGAAAACGTCACTGCACCGTCCGGCACTCGCGTACTGGAGTCCGACGCCGACATGACGCCATTTGCAGATGTTGACGAGTATGGCGTCATCCAAGAAACGGACAACCCGAAATTCACGCCGATCTCCTATTCGCTCAAAAAACGCGCCGGCTACTTGCCGCTGACGAATGAACTGTTGAAGGACAACGACGCCAACCTGCTCAACTACGTCGAAACGTGGATTGCGCGGAAGGCAGCTTTTACGCGGAACACTCACATCATCTCCCTGTTGAAAACTCTGTCGCCGAAAGCGTTGGCGGACGTGAAGGCAATCAATAAGGTTCTGAACGTGGACCTGGATCCGGCACTCAGCCTGTCGTCCGTGTTGCTCACGAACCAAGACGGTTTCGACTGGCTGGACAACCAAGTTGATGGCATGGGCCGCCCGATCCTGCAGGAGGACATCACGCAGCCCGGTCGCAAACTCTTTAAAGGCCGCCGGATCGCCGTTGCACCGAACCGTCTCTTGGCAAGCGATACGGTCAATAACAAGGCGCCGGTGTTCATCGGCAACCTGAAGCAATTCATGGTGATCTTCAACCGGGAGTTCTTCGAATTGGCCTCCACCCGCGAGGGCGGCGACGCATGGCGCCGGGATACGACGGAGTTGCGGACCATCATGCGCGATGATTATAAACAATGGGACGGCGCTGCGGCTGTTTATGGCCAATTGGATATCACGCCGACGCCTTAATGTGAGGCGGGCTAATCCCGCCTCTTTTCCATATACGGAGGTGATTGAGCGTGGAGAAAGTAATCAAGGCTTTCAGGGAACGGTATCAGAACATGCGGCTATATCAACCTGGTGATGAATACACGTACAAAAATTCCGAACGGATCAATTATCTGGTGCAGCTGGGGTTTTTGTCGGTAGAGTCGGAGCCGCAGCAGCAGAAGTCGCAAGAAGAATCGAAGCCGAAACGCCGCAAAAAGGGCGTGAACGACGATGGCAATGACGCTGGATGAGGTGAAACTTTGGCTGCGCGTTGACGGGGATGATGAGGACTCGGTCATTGCCGATATGATTGACGCAGCAAAAGAGTACATCAAAAACGGTTCTGGATACTCCAATTTTGATGATCCGAACAAGCTGGCTGACTTGGCGATAAAGGTACTTGTCACTCACTGGTACGAAAATCGCGGGTCGGTGCTGATCGGTTCGATTTCGAAGGAAATCGAATTCAGCTTGCAAAGTATAATGGCGCAACTGTCATATTGCTATGACGAGGAGGGTTAGCATGTCCGGGTCGAGTGCAAAAAATTATCACGCTCCCGGCGGAAATCGGTTTGTCGTTGGCGGTCGCATCGAACTTGTGGGCGGCGGCGCGATTTACCGAGACGGACAGCCGTTTGTAAGTCGAGCAGGCGCAAAAGCAGTTGCAATTGGCGACAGCATCACGGTGGCCGATACGGATATTGTGAATCAGTCTTTCGGCCCGCGATCTTGGTTTATGCAAATGATCGCCCGGTCCGGTGGACTGCTCCAGTACGTCCGAAACTCGGGTATATCGGGAAATACTACCGCTCAAATGCTTGCCCGCATTGATCGGGATGTAATCGCGCACCAGCCCGACATTTGCTTTATCCTCGGCGGCACCAACGATGTTGGCACGAATGTCCCGACCGCAACGACGATCGTCAACCTTGAGGCAATGGTGGACAAATTGCAAGCAGCGGGCATTATCCCGGTTATCGGAACAATCCCGGTTCGGAACGACTCCGTTAAAAACGCGCTGCTGCACAAAACGAACGTCGCAATCCGCGAATTGGCGTATCGTAAGAAACTGACGCTGATCGATTTTTATGCGGCTCTGGCCGATCCGCAAACCGGTCTATTCCGCGCTGGTTACAACGTCGACAACCTACATACCTCTGCTCTTGGGG